CACTATCCATTGTCTTTTCATCATAGTTCTCTTTCTTCTTGATCTGTTCCAAGAACTCTGGTGAAAGGGCATTAGGGCTAACTGATTCCTGTGTGATGATTTCTAATACATTACCAACAGCATCTCTTTTACATACAAACTTTGATAATGGATATACCTTCAATCCTTCATCTGTGAGATAGAGAAGAACATTCCCACCAACAATGAGGTGTTTGAGTGCTTCAAACATTGCCACTCTGTCGTTAGAGATCTCTATCTCATTCATCAAAGCTGTTTCTATTGTTCGTAATCCTTTATCTATCTCTGTCTCTAATCCTTCCTGTCCTTGCTTCAACAGTTCAAGACTATCAATACTTAGTTTGAAGAAGGCAGTTGATGGAGGAAGCAATGCAAATAAAAGTTTTGATGCAAGACTGTTTACACCTCTAGCACCTACAGCTTGGAAGGGAGTTTTAATCTTAGCTCTTGTACCAGTTGTGCTTTCTGGTATGAGACTAGGTATGGTTAGTTTTGATGATTCCTTTGCTTCTCTATCAAAGGTGGATCTTGCACTTTGCAGTTGTGCATATCTACCAGCAGCAGTTTGTCCTTGTTGATTAGAGTATTCCATTATTAGTAATTAAGATTACCCATGCCTGTTTGCCCTTGATTTGATAAAGGTATCTGTAATGAAGCAGTGCCTAACGTTCTAGCTCTACCTCTTCTAGTTCCACCTGGTCTTCTTCGACTCGACCTTTGATCTCCAATAACTACACGTTTAGCAGTTGGTTCTGGTCTTGGTGCTGTAGGTGTAGGTTCTGGTAATGGTGGTGGTGAAGGTCTGTTAAAAACGCACATGGCTAATTCTCCAAGACTGATTCTGTAAGCATGGTATCTTTTTGTCTTGCCTGTTGTTCTATCAGGTAATCTACAACATACCGTTGCCCTGCTTTGTACCATATCTCTCTATCAGATAAAGACAAGTCAGGATGACGGTTAGGAAAGATTTGATCTAAGGCAAAGATCAATTCATCTGTAATCACTGGAAGCTTTTCAGATGACATGATTAATAAGATTTATAGGTATTGTAGTTCACTTTTGATAATAAAGTATAGCAGCTTTAAATTTATGTGATAAGGTGGATAGTAAGCAATAGGCCCTTCATCGAGCTGTGAAAGCAGCCAACGCCCTGTCGGACTCGATCTATTGCTTAATCATCCAAGAATGAAACACTTGCCTTACAGTCGGTAGGCAGGTGTTTTTTTATGGAGTCCACAGAGATACTTCACCTGTCTGAAAATCAAAGTCTCCATCTCTCAATATCCTTGCCAGTTGTGCATTAAGAACAGCATCAGCAAAGTTATATTTCTTTTTCTCATACGCAGCTACTACCTTCTCCCACATCTGTTCTAGTGTTTTAGCTTCACCAAGTATCTTCTCTGCTGTTACTGGTCCTACCTTATCTATACCAAAGTAGTTATCAGTAGAGTCACCTGTAAGAGCCTGGATCATCCAGTGTCTATCAGCCTTACGTCTGGTTATAAGTTCCATGTCATCACCTGCAAGCAGTGTGCATGGTACTGATCTCATATCCTTATCGACTGAGACAATAATAGGATCAGGATATTTTTTACTAGTGGCAAGCACAGCCATAACATCATCACCTTCTAAACCTGAGTAGCTTTCAGATTGATACCGTTCTTTTGTCTGTTCAATAATCTTTCCTAGTCCTAATGGTTTTCTTTTATGTTTTCTATTGGCTTTATATTCTGGGTAGATCGTATGTCTGAAGGTTGGATATTCTGTGAAACACATGACAACATCTTTATCACCTTCAGCAATATTTTGATAATGAGATATTCTGCCATCTACCATTTCATTTACATCTCTTTCATCAGCATGCAAGGTATGTAGGTCTTCATTCCATCTGACGTCCTGTTCACATGCACAGCATGAAGAATAGATCAGCCAATCAGCATCAATTAATAAAGTCATCAGTCTCCAAAGTAGGTGTCCATAGGAAGTACCAACCTTCCTGTTTTATCGTCATACAATAATTTGTCTATTGCTCCTGTCATTCCTGTATGTCTATTCTTCAACACACGCAGTTGTAGTTCAGCCCTTTCAGCCACATCCCCCTGCTGGTTTCTTTCACAGGCAACAACAAGATCTGATAGCTGTGCGATTGAATGAGAGGACCGTAGATGATTAAGACTTACCTTATTACCTTCTTCATGTCCTTTGCCCTCTGGTCTACGCAGATGAGAGACAATAATTAAACCTATACCAGTAGATTCAACCACCTGTCTAAGCTTGGTACAGACTACATCCAAAGCTCTTCTTTCATCTAAGTCAGAGATTCCTGACACAACTATTGTTAGATGATCCAAGATAACAACATCTACACCCTCTGCTGTAGCGAGATACTGTATCTGTTCGACTAATCTATCAGGATCAATAGAACCGAAATGATCATATAAAAATAGTTTTCCTGTACCGAATAACTTATCAAACGACTGCTTCAAGCTTTCATGTTCAATATTATCTTCAAGATGCAGTGGTTTATTTACCTCGACACCAAGAATACCTTGCATTGTTCTCTGCACTGATTCTTCTAAAGCTATATATCCGACTGTCAGATCATTCTTTATAAAATGATGAGCCAGTTCACGACAGATAGTTGATTTACCAGTACCACTACCAGCAGCTATACATACCATCTGCTGTTTATGAAACCCCTTGGTAAAGGTATCAAGTTGTGGAAAAGGAAAAGGACAGATACTGTTAGTACCTTTCTTAGTCAGTTCTTGCCAGAGGTTACTGGCGTTAAGTATGCCATCTGGTCTAACAGGTGTTGCCCTGAATAATAGATCTCTAAGTTCTTCCCCCTCTCCATTGAGGAGCATTTCATTAGCATCCTTTCTTGGAAGTCTACATATAGCTGCCTTGCCAGGAGGTAAGATTTTAATTGCTTTTTCGGCAGCAACCATACCAGGCTCGTCACTATCGAAGCACAGAACTATGCGTACAAATTGAGATAACCATTTTAAATTTGCTGCTATATATTTATTAGCTGACTGTGAACCAGAAGGCAAACTTACTACAGGAAAATAATTTCCACTAGCTGAGACTGTGGCCTGTGCCACGCTCATTGCATCAATTTCGCCTTCTGTAATAGTGACAAACATCTTACCTGTATTCTGTTGTCTCCATAGCTTTTGACCCCATAGCTGTAGGTTGCTTACATCACCTAGCCATATAAATCTTTTATTTTGATAGCGTATATGTTGTGCAGATGGTCTTCCTAAATTATCTTCATAGGTTGCCACCTGCACAGGTACTCCATTATGTTCTGTGATCCCATAATTAAATAGTTCACATGTCTCCTGTGTAATGCCACGTTTTGGTAATGCCTTTGGTGTAACAAATTTCAGTAATGGTTTCTTCACAGTCTTAATAAAACTTTTTCTAGGTCTTTCTTTTGGTGGGTGATATGTATAGCTACAGCCGAAACAGAAACCATGTCCGTCATCATAGATAGCCATATTATCTTTACTGCCACACTCAGGGCAGCTTGTCTTTCTTACATAATTGCTCTTGTTCTTCATACCAATCTCTGGGAATAGAGCCATGACTCCAAAGAAACCCATGCTTAGTAGCCCAAGCACCATAGGTTATACTTCTTTTGCCACGACTCAATTTTGTTTTACTATTCTGAAAACAGAATCGTATATCTAACTCGGGTCTTTGCGTCTTAATCGCAATATGTTTTCTGCG